CGGATGGAGGAGCACGAGCTGGCCAGGAAAGAGAAATTATGCGCAGCCAATTACGCGACCAGGATCCTCGGTGAGCTGGCCGGTTGTCTCCCGGCCGTTCTGGAGATCATGAAGTGGTATTCGGCCAAGGTATTCCATCCTCCGGCTGATATCGGGAATGGACTCACACCCGGCTCGGTCGTGCTTGTTCCAGCTGTGCCGAAAGGATTGATCCGTCCAGGCCGCGGGCTTTGTGATGCGGTCGCTCTTACTCCTGACGACGCGTTTAAGGAATGGCGCGCGGACTACAGCAAGCTCCAGTACCCGGAACCCCTGCATAAGATACGGCACACTGCGATGATAGAATTCAGTCCCATCCGAAGTCCCAGGAACGGGAACGTCCCCAGCAGGGTTTCCCTGGAGGATAAAAGTACGCAATCGCCGGAGTCCAGCACCCGCAGCCAATCTTCCGAAACGGTTCCGGGTCCGCTCCCGGCGGAGGCTCCGGACGGCATTGGCGAAGTTTCCGGTTGAAGATCGGGCAGCGATAGCAGGTTCTCATTCTCCGTCGCCATCGCTCCCTGCGCCCGCGGGCGTGGGCGATGCCGGTGATCAGCGTCCATAGAATGTGCGGCAGCGCGCTCCTCAGGGATTTTCGCTCCAGCAATAAAACTTGCCTCCACTGCGCGAATCGCGGAGGGTGAAGCCTGAAGATCATCATGCCTGAGGCTACCACAACGATTGCCGTCCGAGAACCTTCCGGCAGGGTAAAACGGATTTCGAACGGCAGACTTAACAAAGCCGCGCGTGAGTTGAACCTGCTCAACATCTCATCGCGCGGGCTGCACAACATCGCCACCATCGGACAATTTCTGGATCAGGTCGGCCTGCTCAGGTACGGGAATGGGCGCCTGCTCGGATCTTCGCAGATGATCTATGAGGCCGCGAATGCCTGCGCGACTCAGGCCAACAGGGACGGTATCAGCGACGAAGTGCGCCAGGGTTATCTGGATCTTCAACTGCGTTTCATCAAGGCAATCGACGAGAACGTCGCCCTGCAGCTTGAGCTCAACAAGGTCGCTGAGACGCGGAGTTCAAATCCGCATATTCCGCAGGGGAAACCTTTTCTGCCCGGCGCGCAGATCAGTCCTATTCAGATCAATGTGGTGCAATCTGCAACGCCAACGACAGACAATAAATCTGTTACCGTAAACACGGAGTGAAGAACGCTCGTTCTGGAGACCAATCCTTGTCGAGCCTGTACTTGATGCGCGAATACGGAACACCGAACCGCTCACACAAATCCACCAGACAGGCTGTGATTCCGCGAACTGTGAGAATCCGATTGGTGCGTTTATTTCTTCCCTGGTGGGCGCGCGTTGCCCAAAGGCAGTTGGCAAGCTCGTAATTTCCATCATTGTTGAAGCGTTCAATCGTCCATCCGATTTTGCCTGGCCCCATATCTTCAAGAAAATTGTCGAAAGTTCTCCAGCGCTCGCAGACTGAGACACCACGACCGCCGTAGTCCTGGAATTGATTGTAAGCGCGGTCAGTTGTTCTTTGAATCATGCCAGCCCACACTGAATAAATCCTGCTGTGCCGATTGGCGCCTGCGTGTCCGTGTGTCGTATTCAGGATGATTGCTAGATCGTGCCTCAAACAGCCGCACGATCGGCTGTGGCCGCTTCGGAGCTGGCCATTTGGAACAACCGCCTCATTGCCATCGATACAGCGAACATGGCTTGTTGGAATCGGGCGACCGAGATGATTTGTTCCATCCGGTCCTGGTCCGAGCACGGTCCATCTTGCAAATTGAGTTCCTGGCGGGATAAGCTTGCGAATGCGCATAGCGTTGCTTTCTCAACGTTGTGTTCAGCGGCAGGCGCACTGGCGACAACCAGGCGTCTGCTGCGATTCTGATTGAAAGGAGACGCCAAATCAAGTAAGTAAAACCATGCAACTGATAAACAACACCGGTACATTCCTCTTTCTGCTTGGCTCCGATCGCACCGGGTCCGAGGAAGCTGAGGCCGCTCAGCTCGGCAGCTACAGCGCCATCCGTATTCTCAACGGCACCGTGCTGCCGGCCAACGAGCGCCGGGCCTGGTTCGCCATCATCAACCTGGACGACGCGCCTGTGCTGGTGAAACTCGGGGCGGGAGCCACCACCAGCGATTTCAACGTGGCCTTGCAGGCCTGCACCACCGCCGACGATGGCAAGGGGGGCTCTTATTTCGACGCGAGCTATCGCGGCATCGTCAGCATTATCGCCTCGACCGGCGCTCCTCGCGTGTCTGTGATCGAGATGGAATCTTAACCTTTGATCTCCCAGTTCCCAACTCAGACTCGGATCCTCTCAACGCCTCATAAGAGGCCGGTGAGATGGAAGCCTTGGATCGGGCAGATCGGCAACGCGTTTGGGGGTGGCGTCAGCGGTATCGACGCCGAGGTATCGGATTGGGAAGCGCGCGTCATCGGTTTGGGCAGCTCGGTGTCAGTGAGCACGCTGAACGCCGCGAACGTGATGATGCGCGATTTCAAGGCCAACGGGCTGCGTTCCAAAATTCTGCGCTTCGGCATATACGCGGGAAACACGAAGGCCGCGTGCGCTGCGCCATTCATCAAGGACATCGGCGGGACGACCGACGTTTTTACGGCCGCGCTCACCTCGGGCACTTGGGTCTATAACGAGACCGGCGTCAACGGAGGGTTGCAGTCCACCGGCAGCGACGTTTCGAACACCGGCATTTTTGCGGATAACGTTTCTCTGCCGCTCGAGGATTATCACATCGGAGTGTACAAATCGACGCTGGGCAACCGCAACATAGCGATGGGCGCGGCGATAACCGCTGTTGGAACGGCGTATCTGATATGGGACGCGAGCGGGGTGTACACGGCAATGTTTGTAGCCCCGGGCTCGAACGACATCGGGCCGGTGACCGACGTGGGACAGATCGGCCACTACGTCGCCACCCGCAACGGAACGCTGCGGCTGTTCAAAAACGGAGCCTCGATCGCCGCAAACCTGACGCCGGGAGGCGCGAGGCCGCATGGAGAGATCCTCGTGCACAACGCGAGCCTGGACGGAGCGCCGTGGCCAGCCGCGGCCACAAGTTCCGTGCTGGCCTGCTACCATGTCGGCTTGTCCTTAACCGCAGGCGAAGCCCTCACTCTCTACACCATCATCCAGGCTTTCCAAACGGCGCTGACCAGGAACGTATGATGAGCGGAAAACCAAATGAGCCTGCCTGAAGGTGCATATCTGTTCGTGGCGAATTATACCGGAGACACAGCCTATGCGATTGTGCAAAATAACGGGTCGGGCAACCGGGCGAGATTTTTCAGTATGCACGGCACGGCGCACCTTCACGGTGGCGGCACACAATTGCTTATCCCAATCCGCATCGCGACTGAGTACGGCAGGTTCGTGCCTCTTGTCGCTATGGTTGAGCCTGGCGTGTTTGCGCGGAAACGACGTGCCGATAACTCTGGCCTGGAACCCAAGCGCGAGCGCAAACGTGACGGTTTACCAGGTATGGCACAGCGTCGGAATGGGCAACTTCACCACAACGGACACGGACAAGACCAACGGACTGACGATGACCGTGACGGCGGACAACGCGAACACTACTCGATTTTATGTAATCGCCTTGAACAATCTCGGCGTGCCGGCTCAGCCAAGCAACACGGTGACAAACTTTCCAGCCTCAATCCCGGTACTGGGCCTGAGCTTCGAGGCGGAAGCCGGAACGGTGACGGCGCCATTCTACGTGTCGAACGGCCTGGTGCAGCAGGATTCTCAGACCGGAGCGACTAACGGCGGCAGAGCGTTTTACCAGTTCGCAACCACCAACGCAGGCAGCTACTCGGTAAGCGCAATGCTGAATGCGCCGGATGACGGGGCGAACAGTTTCTACGTTGGCATCGACAGCGATCCGGGCGAGGATCTGGTTTGGGACGTGCCGATAACGACCGGCCTGCAGACCCGCACGGTGCGCTACCGGTCAGACACAGCGGATCATCAGTACGTCCTGAACGCCGGTTCGCATGCGCTGATTTTTCGCGGGCGCGAGGCGGGTGCGCAGCTTGACCGGATCACTATTTGGCGCGTCTCGGCTCCGGTGCCTATTCCGCCAGCCGCCCCGACAAATCTCCGGGCCGTTCAAGTAACAGGCCGGCGTTACGACCTCCAATGGCTGTCAGACCTTAGCGCATCCACAGAAATCGAGCAGAGCATCAAGGCGCAGCCGTTCGTCAACATCGGCACGGTTCCTCCGGGCACGCTGCATCTCACGGTCCAGCTCGACAAGCGACGGGAATACACCTTTCGAGTCCGGTCAAAAAGCGCCTCTGGCACCAGTCCTTATTCAAATACAGTGATCGTTACTCCCTGAATTCCAGCCTTGCGCCGATGCGGTTTAGCGGCGAAATTTGCGAATGGATAAAGGGCACAGCAGCCGCCCCGCCGACTGCGGGGGGTTCACAATCGCGAGCCAGCACGCCTACTTCGAACGCTGGCTTCTTAACATGGAGGAACTGAACCGGGAACGGTTCGGGGCCATCAAGGAGGCGATTTCCAAGGCCGAAGCCGCGCAAACCGCCTACAACGAACGCAGCAATGAATTCCGCGGGCAACTCGATGACCAGGCCAAGCGGCTCATGGCACGGGAGGAGGCGCTCTCTAAGTTCGCTGCCTACGACGAAAAGATCGAGGATTGCAAACAAGCCATCGCCGCGTTGCGCGAGGCACAAATGGCCGGTGTCGGGCGCAAGGAGGAGCGGGTGGAGCTTCGACAGCAAGCCAATTGGTCAATCGGCCAAATAATAGCGGTTGTGGCTGTGCTCGTTACGCTCATCACGCCAATTGTTATTGCCGCCATTGAATTCCTGCGTCACAGTACGAAACCATGAACGCAATCTTATCAGTCATCTCGCCTGAGCTGCAGAGCAAGGCGCAGCTTTGGGCCTACGGCATCTCTGTGCTCACCCCGCTTGTGATAGCAGGCATAAAGAAGCTCGTGCCAACCGTGCCGAAAGTGGCTCTGCCTTGCATCGCGCCGTTTGTCGGGCTTCTGGCCGGCTTTGGAATGAACGCCTTGATCGGCAGCCACCTGTCGTGGATCGACGGAGTTTCACTGGGAATGATCGGCGTGTTCGTGCGAGAGGTTGTCGATCAGGTGAAGAAGTCCGTAGCAAAGGCAGATTGAAAACCGCCCGTCAACGATTTGCCATCACGCTTGAGCGGACCACTTACGCGCTCGCCTTCGCCACGGCGTTCTGGCTGATGGTGCTGCTGTGCTCAGGCTGCGCGCGCTTTCACTCGGAGCAGATCGAGCTGGGCACCGATGGCACGAAAAGAACAACTCACATCTATGTGCTCACGGTCTTCGACGCGCATTCGGACCTGACCAAGCTGCGGGCCAGCACTACGGACAAAACTCAAGGCATGAGCCTTGCAGGCTTGACCGAGAACGCCAGCTCGACCAACTTCGTCCGGGTGCTGGAACTGATCGCTACAATCGCGGCAGCCAGCGCGAAATAATGGCAACCAAGCAAAAGACCAAACTCCGATGGCGAAGCAGCTATCAGAGACCTCGACGACGCGGCTGGTATGAATGCCGGGCGCGAGACGGTCGATGGAGTGGCAAAACAGAATATCGAGCATGGGGACGCGGCATGTGGTGGATACCGCTCGGCGGTGACAATGCTGAAGGCGGATGGTTGTCATCTCCGATGGGCCTTTATCAGTGGCGCGGGCCTGCGCATGATATAATGAAGCCATCACCAGTCGCCAAGTAAAATTCGGGCATCATGTTCGCGCATGGTGAGGGGTTAAACCTAAACACAAAGCAACATGAAAAAAATCCGATTCGCAATCCTCGCCGTCCTGCTAACCTCCGTCGCCGTTCTCGTCATGGCGCAGTCCGTCCCGCCGAAGTACTCCCGCGTGGAGAATATCGTGTATTACAAGAACCCGCAGACGGGCAGGCTGGGGTTGTATCTGAGCTTCGAGTTGGAGAAGGACCATGTTTACCAATTCCAATATACGCGGGATGGTGTGACGTTTTTCGATGCGTTCCAAGTCAACACGAAGGGCAATGCGAATGATGTTTACGAGTCGTTCAACATTCCGAATCCCGGTCAAGGCCTTTGGCCGCGCATTGTTGATCTCGGCGCGAGTCCGTAAAGCAACTCAATTCTTCGGGGTAAAGACCCCATTGTGAATCATCGGGTAAACGCCTACCTTGTCGAATGGCGAAACCTACCGTGCCAGATGAAAGCCGTCTCGAACGGCTGATAATCGGCGTCCAGGATGCCCTGTTGGCAACCGAACGCCAGAATGCTCAGAGACACGTCGAACTCATCGAAGCGATTCGGGAGAGGGTCGATATTCTCGGCAGGCTGAACCGGCTGAATTCGCGCCTTGCGCGGGTAGCCAGAGCACTGGCAGCATTGGACGCCAAAACCTAAACCAGAAAGTGAAATGTATGCCAAGTGCAATTGAAACTTACGCGGCCAAAGTTGATGCCGCCTTTACCGAAATCGGTGCAAGTGTGGATTCAATCGTCACCAGCGTTTCCGGCGTGTCCGGCGACGTTCAGCGCCTGAAGGATCTCATCGCGCAACTCCAGGCAAGTGCTGGAACCGTGACGCCCGAAGATCAGGCGCTCCTTGACAGGTCCGAAACCGCCGTCAACGCCCTTGCAGTGCGCGTGTCTGGTGTGAAGGACGCACTCGCGGCTCTCGACGCCGCCACTGAGGAAGCTCCTCCGGTCTAACCTCCGCTCCGTTAATGCCCGCCGCGGGGTCGTGGCGGGCTTTTCTAACCATGAAAACACTATTTTCAGCAGTACTGCTTGCGCTGGCTTTGTCCGCGCAGGCGCAGCAACAGGCCAGCAGCAAAGTGACCGCAAAGACCGCCGCGACCACGCTCTTGCCGAAAACAACCGGAACAGGTCGGTGGACCACGGTTTTGGAAAATACGATCAAACTGGCCAATAATAAGGACATTTTCGCAACCGTCAGTTTGGAATGCGGACTTTTCACGCAAACCCTATCGTCCACGAAACACGGAGTCCCGGACACATCGGAGGCCAGCGCCATGATAGAGGTCCAGCTTCTTATTGATGGAAAAGCGGCCCAGCCTGGGCCTGTGGTGTTCTCTCGAAGAACTCAGACATTGACGACCGTTTTGGAGGGCCAGCTTGCAGGGTGCCAAACTATAGCCACAAATTTGGATGGCTCATTGTCAATCGTTGTAGATTGGAATTGCGTTCAACCAGAGAGCGTGAAACTTGCCATCGACAGCATGAACGCGAACAGTTTTTCGTTCGTCGGAATTGACGTTCCGGTTGGCGCTCATCGCGTTTCAGTTCAAGCCCGAATCACCAGCGCCGGATCGGCGCAAACTGGAAATTACGTGGCGCTCGGAACGGTTGGCCGTGGCTCAATGGTGGTCGAGTCGGTGAGATTGGTCAAAGACCCAGGCGTTGCTCTTGATATTCCGTGATCGGTTTCCGTGTGAATTGATTGGTGGCTTGCGGAACGAAAAACGCCTCTTCCACAGACCATTTCTTAAACAATCTTAGCGACGTTCGCCTATACGGGACGTTGAAGTGCTCGCACAGTTCTGCGAGACATCCGGTTATTCCACGAACGGTAAGAATCTTGTTGCTGTTTCTATTCCGATTTTGTTGTTTTGGCGTTGCCCACCGCGTATTTCCGGGTTCGTAGTCTCCGTTTTTATTCGGCCAACGATCTATCTGCATTCTTGGCGGGCACTCGCCATTGTATGCAAGGAAACTTTCGTAAGATTGACGCCATTCCTGACAGACTTTAATTCCGCGTCCGCCATATCTATGGTAAGCTTGATTCTCCGGTCTCTCACATCGGTCAATCATGTTGCACCATGATTTATACGTTCTGGTGTTTGCTCCTTTCTTAGCGTGACCATGTATTGTGTGAGACTCAATGCGCCGTTCGTCTCGGTAGCATCCACACGACGTTGTATGACCACGCTTCAGATTTTCATTGAAGGCAATGAACTCGGTTCCGCAGACGCACCGAACCCAACTCTTGCCTCTGGTTTGACCATCAGGGCGGATACACGGTGGCGCTTCAGCGAAGACGAATCCTCTTCCAAAAGTCCGACCGATGAGATTTATTTTGGCAGGCATAACGGTGGTCGATTCACTGTTTTGTTCAGCGGCGGCGTTCGGCGTAACGGTCGAACGTCGCTGCGATACTCTCAAGACATCGGCAAACCGTCAAGCATCGCCCGCCGTGGTTTTGGAAGTGCCCTAAAGTTTGAGCGATGTTATCCGGCTTGTGGACGCCCCGATGTGCGGGCTCCACGAATCGGCCAGTTCGTTGATCAGTTCAGGGGCCAGCGCGTAGGTGAGCGAGTCGAAGACGTGGGTCATCTCATTGCTCTGCACCGGTTCCATCTTCGTTTTCCCTTTCTTCAGGCTACCCAGCATCTCCACGGTCTTGACGCAGCGCGCCGAGATGTAGATGCGGTTCTGGAAGAGGAGTTTTCTCAGCAGATCCACGCGCTTGAAGATCGATCCCTTCCCCTTCGGGCACGCCTGCAGCATGATCCGCCCTTCGGATGCCACCGCCACGATCATGTGATCGAAGCATCCCAGCGCAGCCCGGAACGTATCGAAGGCCGAAGCATCCGACCAATGCCGCCATTCCACCGGCTGCGTGTGGCAGTGATCGCGGATGTATTTCTCCCAAAACACAATCCTCTCGTCCACCAGCGTCGTGAAATCCTCAATGGTCAGCATGGTCCCGACCGACACAATTTCGTCGAGGACGTGAAAGATGCTGCCTTGGAACCCGTCTGTCCCGATGCGCTCCAGGATGTGCGCCGAATGGTTCTTCGACGTTCCAATGTCCCAACCTGTGACCATCTTCGAGCATGTCTCACTCGGAAGGATGATCTCCCAATCGTCTTCGTCGTAGGTGCTCCTGTTGCCCAGGACATGCGTGTCGGCCAGGAACACCTCGCTGAACAGCCCGGCCTCCGTGCTCCGGGTCCATTTGCCAAAGCAGTACCGGTCGCGCCTGTCAGCGTCGTGGGCGTAACGGGCGAAGATCTCGTTGCGTTCGGCCTGGGTCATCCAGATGTTATCTTCCAGCGTGAACTCGATCAGCTCATACTTGGCCTGGACATCGGGGAACGGGTGGTCCTCAGCAGTGCGTTCGACGTAGAACAGCTTGTAGATCCAGGACTGGTCACCGTCATCGTCGGGGTTGGTGTCGGCCAACCACAGGTGCTGGTCATCCCGCAGATGCGGCATCCGGAGCCGTTCGGTGGTTGCGTCAAAGACAATCCTGTTCTTGAAGTTCGACAGTTCCGAGAAATAAAACATGGAGAAGCGCCCGGATTTGATCGAAGCCTCGATGTCGAAGTCATAGTCCAAGGATCGCAGCTGGATCTCCGACTCGCCGCCGTACATGTTTGAAAGGCCGAGGCTGTGAAGACGCGTGGATCCCTCGACCTTGGGCCCGTAGGTTATCCGCATCCCCATGTTCGCACGCAGCCAGAGCGGCAACACGATCTCCACCAGGTCCGACCATACGCCGCCGGCGAAGGCCGATTTGACAGTTTTGGCGAAAATGGAGACGCGCGCCTGTGGTGTTTCCCATGCGTGCCGGAGCAGCCGGTGCAGGCAACCAATGGTTTTGGTGCTCCTGACAGGTCCGCTGCAAAGGACGAATTTCTTGTAGCAGTTGAACAGGCGCGCCTGCTTCGGCGCCAGGTCCGGAGACCATCTGCCTTCAGCATCGGTCATCGGATGTCAAAAAACTTGTTGTTGACCATGAAGGACAGTAGGCGGAATGTCCGCTATATGCCAAACGGTAATAAACCACCCGCCGCGCTCAGGCTTTCCGAAGCCGCCCCGGCGGAAGAGGCCCCCGCGCTGGGCGAAGAGGCCGGCGGAACTGGAGAATTTGAGCTGACTGGAGACGCCCATAATGCGTTCAAGGATTTGCTCGGCCACGAATGCAAGGTCGGCGACAAGTACACCCTCGAAGTCACGGCTACCAATGTCACCCCGAATTCAACCACGTTCAGCCTGGACAATGTCGAATCTGAATACGAGGAAGCTCCCGGAGGCGGCGCGGAAGCGGAGGCAGCTCCATCCGGACCAGCCGCTTCGAAAACCCCGGCGATGACCTACGCGTAAATGCCTCGTCCAACTCCACTTTTTTTTTCAAGCTCGATAAGTGGAAGGGAGGAAACACCTACCGCCTGCTGATCGGCGCAAGGAGTCTGAGGCTCAAGAGCAGCGCCAACGGGTCGGTGTACAGCCTCTGTGACTTTGACAGAACCGTCCCGGCGGTCGTCGATTGCGATGGAGTGGAGCGGCAGCTCAAAATTGTTTTGAAAGTGTATACGCGAGTCCCCCAAAAACAGCTGGAACGGCAGCGCGAACGAAGGCGCTATCAAAAGCTTCTTGCCGGTCGGCCGGACTGGAACCAGAACGGACTCTGACTATGGTCGACATTCAAATTCTGGAGAAGCATGGCCTGACGGTTGATCTGCTCAAATCGAAGTTCACGACTGCCACCGAGAACAGGGATCCGGACGACAAGACCCGAGACTGCATCAACCTGATCCATTCCCGCATCGATGAGGGCATTCGAAAATCCCTCAGAGAATCCCGCCACTGGTGGGCGCTCGACCAGGCATTCGACGCCCCCTTCTATGCAATATCCCCCACGTTGACCAAGTGGCTGCTCAACGGAAAGATGGATACCGAAGGTGTGGCGCGCGTTTCCAAGGAATGGGGATTGACCCACCTTATCCGAGAGGAGCGGAATCTCAAAGGGGATGTCGTCAAGACCATCGATATCCCGGCTTTCTTCGAAGTCACGGTTCCGGTGGCCAAGGCCTACACCGTCATCCGCACGGCCGTCATCTTCAATCAGCGGAACATCTATCCATTCTTCAAGTACGAGCCCGCAACCCTGACCGCAAAGAACAAGGCGCGCTGCGAAATCATCACCGACCGCATCCAGAAGATGAGCAGCCAGTACGGGTATCCGGCGATTTCAAGACAGGCGATCCTGAGCAAGAACATCTATGGAACTTCGCTCATGTTCCCCGCCGAGAAGTGGCACCGGGAAACGCAGATCCACAAGGACGACAAGGAAGTGATCGTGCGCGAAGGGCTGCGCTACAACCTGCCGCACATGAGCCGGGTATTTTGGGATCTGAACTACAGGCTGTCCACCTTCAACACCGACACCGGCTGCACCTACGGCGGTTACTGGCAGGTGAACCGGTACGGTGACGTGAAGGACAACCCGGATTACTGGAACCTGGACAAACTGACCTACGGCACCGACTGGATGACCAGTAATCCCACGTTCTTCTCAACCATTTATCCCTGCGTCTGCAAGTTCCCGACCGACCGGACAAACCGGCTGACGACCAATCCAACCACCAGCGGCAACGCGCAAACCCCGGTGACCGGAGCCGGAGCGATGGACCGGGAAGCTGCAGCCGGCTACTACGCCGCCCACGAAACCGATAAGGCGATCACGTTCACGCAGCTGTTCATGAAGCTGGTTCCGAACCAGTACGGCTGGGGAACATATCCCTATCCGGTCTGGTTCCGGTTCGTAGTCGCCAACGAGTCCACCGTGATCTATGCCGAGCCGCTGGCCTATTCTCCGGTTGTTTATCGCGGTTACGACGCGCATGAGGAGCGGGAGATCAACTCGTCTATCATGCTCGAATGCCTCCCGTTCCAAGACCATATCGGGAACCTTTTGTCGCAGCAGCTGCTCACGATCAAACAAAACCTCCTCGCGGCTGTGTTCTACGACGAGGACGCCGTCGGAAAGGGAATCTCCGACCGCATCCAGAATCTTGGGAAGAAATGGTACATGGAAGTCAACTTCATCCCGTTTTCCAAGCGCATGGCCGCGTTCGCCGGGAAGGAAATCAAGGAAGCATTTTTCCCGGTCAATTTCCCGCGCCTGGATACAACGCAAATCCTCGCCGGCATCCGTTCCATGCTCGATATGATGGAGCGGATCCTGGTGATGTCCTCGCAGGAGATCGGGGCCGCCGCCGCGCACGAGCAGACCGCCGAGGAAACCAGGGTGATCGCCAGCTCGACAAGCCAGCGCTTAAACTTTACTGCTTCCTACGATGAGGACGCGGACCTGGCCTGGAAGAAACAGCTCTATGACGCGCTCATGGCCTACGGCGACGACGAAGTTTACGCCCAGGTGGAGACAACCAACGGCGGCAATACAAAGACGGTTATTGAGGATCTCGGGTTCACGGTCGACGAGGAAGGCGACATGAACACGAACACCAAGACCAGCGTGAAAGGAAACAAGACCGCGCTGGCCTACGAGGAGTTCGCAAGTACCAGGGATTCTCAAGATCGGATCAACAACATGGCGCTGGCTAACGCGATGATCCAGCTGCTCCAGGTCGTGTTCACCAATCCGCTTATTTTTGCCGCAGTCGGCCCGGCGCAGGCTGTCAAGCTGATCAACCAGGTGGCCGCCATAAGCGGGTTCTACCAGGAATTCAAATTGGAGGCGATCCCAGGCGCGAGTCCGGAGGAGCAAAACCAGAAGGCCCAGGAGCAGGTGAGCGGAATGCTCGCGCAGCTCAAGGAAGTCCTGGAAAAAGAGATGGCGCAGACGGTCGGCGCGGCAACTCAGCCGCTGGCGCAGGCAGTCCAGCAGCTGACACAGCAGGTGCAGGTGAGCGCCCAGGCCGTCCCAAAACTCGCTCAGGCGGTCGGAACACTGAACCAGCAGGTGGCAGCTAACGCAGATCAGGCCAAACAGGCCGTCGTCGCCATCGCGCAGAAGGACGCCAAGCAGGATTCGGACATCCAAAAACTTCTCCAGCTTTTCCAACTTGTCGCCGCGCACGCAGGAATGCCACTGCCATCAGAACTTGCAGCGCCGGGCGGGCCTCCGCCGCCTGAAGCCGGTGGGCCGTCGCCCCCGCCGATGCCTCCGGGCGCGGGAACGCCAGGACCGTCCGGCCTGCAACCACCCGGACCACCACAGCCATGAACATCACAGAACTTGAACCAGCCAGGGCTCATTCGCTCAATCTCTGGTGGCTGAAGCCAGAGGCTCAGGAACTCATCGGATGCCTGGAAAACTGCTCCAAGAAGGCGATGGTTGAATTCGCAGAGCTGTCCACCAAAGCGAAGGCCGACCACGGCAATCCGCAGTACATAGCCGCCGCTCAGGAAAAGCTCGGTGAAGCCGCCGAGTTCGAATCGGCCATCAAGGTGCTGAAATCCTTCTTTCCAGACGGGCCATTCATTGCGAGAATCGAGTTGTAATATGGCTGAAACCACAGAAACCGCGCCCCCACCAATCCGCGATCTCGGCAAAGCGCCTACCCTGCTCGAAACTCTGGCCAGCCAGATGGACCTGAGCGACGCGCCACTGATAAAGCCAAAGGAACTCCCAAGCATCGCGGAGAGCAACGATACGATCACCAGGCCGGATCCAAAGCCGAAGGCGAAGGCGGAGCCAAAGTCAGAGGATGAGACTCCGCCGGATGAAAAACCCGATGACAAGGCAAAGCGGGAGGCCGCTGAGAAAACCACCCAAGAGGAGGAATGGAAGAAGGCCGGAGAAACCATTTCGGAGAAGTTGTTCAGGAAGAAGCCGAAGGCGGAAAAATCTCCGGAAAAACCTCCGGAGGAAAAACCGAAGCCGCAGGACGAAAAACCTCCAGTCCAAGCAAGGAGAAAACGAGCCAGTGAAGCCGAGATCACGGAACGCGCCGCGGCTGCCGCTGCCGAAGCCGCAACCAATGCCGTGGCTAAGATGGCTCCGGCTCCGAAACTGGAGGATAAGCCAGCTCCGAAGCGCCCCGAGGACGGTCTCACGCAGAAGCAGCGCGACCAGCTGATCGTCTATCAGGAGCTGGAAGTCCTGAACCCTTCCCAGTACAAGGGCATCACCGAGCAATATCTGAAGTCCATCCCGGAGATTCAGGAGTACGTCAAAACCTGGGCGAAGGAAAACCCAGGCACGCCGTTCGATCCAGATGCCGAGGAGCACGACGCGTTCTTTGAGCGCATCGAGCCGGTTGTCGACGAGGATGATTGGAAGAAGGCAGAAATAACCATCGGGGCCAGGGAGATCGCCTCTCAGGCCATCAAGCCGCTGAATGAAAAGATTGCGGCGATGGAACAGGAGCGGGCAAGGACAACCCTGGAACCTGTCATCCAGCAGAAAGTCCTCCAAAGCGTCGAGATGCTTCTCAACGAATTTGATCCTGAGATAGCCGGCGAGATCAAAAAGCCCGACGGCGTGAAGGGATTAGTCGAGCGGGATCCGATCACTGCCGGGATACTGAACCATGTGGCAGGCTCAGTCAGCGCGCTCACCGCTGAGCTTGTCCGCCTGCATGATCCGAACGGAGGGGTGAACTACGATCCGCAGAACCCGGCGCACAAGGAGCTTGCAGATTTCATCCTCGGGCAGGAGGAACGGATCTCAAGGCTGCCGAGAGCGGATCAGATGCGGGACGGCAAACGGTTCATCGGACGCATGGCGTTCGGCAGGCTGCCCCAGGATCAGAAGCCCGGTTACTGGTTCCTGGACCAGGACGACATCGCGTACCTTCTCGCGCAGAAATACGCGATTCAGGCCAAAAAAATCCGCGATGCAGAGGTGGAAAAGTTCAACGCCACAGCCGAAAAGCTCGGATACAAGAAAATAGACGGGGCAAAACCAGCACCAAAACCCGCTGCGGCAAAGTCGGCGCAACCAGCTAAGACAGCTGGAACTGCGTCATCGCCTGAAGCTCTTTCAAGAACCAGCCTCAGGACACCAACAGGCAATGATGGAAAGCCGGCACCCGGCGAGGCAGATGTTATTTTGGGAAGTCTATTTCACCGCTTAAGGTCGTAGGTGAGCAATTTGACGGGATGAACCCGTCATGCTCCCGAAAACCTTATGTCGATCGCCGCCAATATCTTTTCCACAAGCTCCCACGGCCGCTGCCTGCCGGCAATTGGAACGTCTCTCTCCTCCTGCGGAACGCTGACCAAGTGTTCCATCGTCACAGCAACCCCGGCCATCCTGGCCAGCATCTTCACGGACGGTGCAGGAAATTTTCGGGACATGAGTTCGCTGCTGACGACGCAGCTCGAACTCAAGATGTGCGGCGCCCGCGTCAACGGACTCTACGATTTGCTCATGGCAAACGCCAAGCCGATGGGCAAGCTCATCAATAAGCAGAACGTCCGCGGCGGCTACGACGAGATCCAGCCATTCATTCTCGCCAGCCAGAAATCGATCATTAACGCCGAGTTTTGGGAAGTCATCGGCTCCACAGGCAGCACGACATCGGCGACGTTCTACGTCATCAACCGGAACTCCATCGAGCTGGACCCGCAATGGTTCGTGGTCGACAACTATATCTACATCGCCTCCCGCACGGCCGGCGGTTCCTCGGCGCGGACAGCATGGCAGATCACCCAGGCGGTGGCATCCACGTTCGCTGGCACAAGCGTCCTTGCCGTCACTGCTACTGGCCGAAGCTCGGCCTCATACAACACGATCAACACGACGAATGTTCCCACCCGGGGCGTGCTCGTCCGCGGAACGAACAATATCAACGATTTTGAGCAGTGGTGCCATAACCGGCCAGCGCTCAATCCGAACAAGCGCGTGCCGTTCTGGATCCAGACCAGCCGGTACACACTCTGCTCGGACCAGCTCTATGAAGAGACCTTTGCGCGCCTCATCAAGAACAACGAATATTTCAGGATCTTCGGCGACGTGCCGATGGCGGAACGCAACCGGCAGCTGGGCGAGATCGCGCAGCGCGAGTGGCTCAACAGCTTTTTCTGGAACACGCGCCTCAACACCAACCAGACGCTTTCGCTGTACCGTTCTCTTCCCGAAATCGACACCTTCGCCAGTGGCGATCTCTATTTGCCTGGGTCCGAAGGCCGGTGCGTAGGGTTCCGCGCCAACGCGGTCGGCGTTTACGAGCAGCTGCTCGAATGCGATCGGGTGTACGACCTCCAGGGTCAGGTGCTCAACCTCCTGGAGTTCTTTGACCAGATCTATCAGCTCATCCGTAACCGGGACAACATGGGCTCGGCGATGGACACGCATTCGGTGGACATCCTCACCGACTCGACCACGGCCTACCTGTTCGAGCTGGCGATGATCGATTATTACAAGAGCCAGTACGGCTCCGACACCATCAAGGTCAACGTGACCCCGGGCGAAATGGCCGAGCTGGGAATGAAGTGGAATTCCTACAAGCTGCTCTGGCCGCAAGGCGTGACGCTGAACGTCATCAGCCATTTTTACTTCGACGATCTCGCCGCCGCCGCGACCACCGCTGGCATGGAAGGATCCGGCCGGTTCATGTTCATCCTCGATTGGCCGGGAATCTATCCCGGAATCGTTGCATCGAACCGCAAGCAGTTCACCAGCGGCGCGCTCAACGACCTGGCCCGCATCGACGAGGCGTTCGCCTGCGTCATGGAGAGGCCGACCAGCACGGTGACGCTGAACAGCACGACCTGGACTGCGGTTGTTGAATGTCCCGCGAACAACCTGATTCTCGAGAACTTTGCATCGATTAAGCCAGTGAGTACTGGACGCACCGGCCCAATTCCCTATGACTTGTACTCAACTTATTGAGTAACAAAAACTTACGCAAGCCGCCCGGCGTATGTTGGGCGGCTTTTTTATGACATCCAGCTTGACATCCATACCGCTTTGGCTTAGTCTTTGGCTCATGTCATTATGCGAAAAAATCCACATGCAGTTGCCCTTGGCCGGCTTGGAGGCCGAATCGGCGGGAAATCAAAGTCCATCAAAAAACAACGAGCTGCCAGGAGGAACGGTAAGCTCAGAGGCAAGGCTGAAAAAGCGCGCAAAGAAAAAAAGGTACTACGAGAAGCTGATGGCCGATCCGGAGAGGAAGGCGAAGTTTCGAGCGCATCACAACGCCTGGCGGAAGGAGAATCGGAAGAAGTACGGGTCGTATCCGACCGAGGAGGCGTTGAAGAAACAGGCCGATTATCAGCGCAAACGCTATCAGGAGAAACAGAAAAATGATCCAGCCTTCAAAGCGGCTAAAAATAAAGCGAGGCGCAAACATCAAGCAACTCCGCACGCGAAAGAATACGCGAGAAACTGGCACAGCCAGCGACGCGCAACCGATCCGAATTACAAGCTCTACGGGGCTCTCTGTGGCCGAGTCAGTGCATTGCTTGGTCGAAGAAACAACCGGAAAGGCACCATCGAACTTCTCGGCTGTTCGGTGCCGGAGCTCAGAGCTCACCTTGAACAGCAATGGGAACCTGGAATGTCCTGGGAGAACTACGGGAAGGGTATCGGAAAATGGAACGTCGATCATATTCGCCCATGCGCTTCATTCGACCTGCTCGATCCAGAACAGGCAAAACAATGTTTCCACTTTTCAAATCTAAGGCCGTTGTGGCAGCAGGAAAATTCCTCCAAGAAATCCTGGTACAACGGCAAGCATTGGTTCCGCGAGCAGCACCCGCGTTACTCCGCGGAAATCTGCGCAGGTCCACAGCAACTCCCCTCTTGCCCTCCAGCCCCATAAGTAGCAGAGTGCCCCATGCGATACTTCCTCAAAGAAAAACTCAGCCGCCCACTGTATCTTCCGAATGGCGCCAAGGCCCCGTTCGAAAGCGTTGGCGGAGATTACGGGCTTATCCAGACGGCCGACGAATACGTCATCAAAGAACTGGACAAGGCCGTGAAGATGCACGTCGGCGGCGTCGTTCCATTGACCGCGGAGGAGTTCGAGGAATGGCAGAAAAAAAAAGCAGCCTTGGAGCAATCTTCGAGCTCATCGCAGCCCAAGGACCGGGAAGTACTGGGGCCGATCCCGTTCCAGGAGTTGCAGCGCATTCGTGCTGCGGGCGCAGCCGCCGTCGTTAGCGGCATGGCTCCTGGCCAGCCAACCGTAGTTGCTGGTCCCGGCCGAGCGCAGCAGCAGGCCAGCCAACAGAAGGTCGAACCGCTGGCGACTCCGAGCCAGTTCTCCAAACCGAAGGTGGGCAAGATCCCGAAAGAGCCTGCATCCTCTCCTCCAGCTCCTCCGATTCCGGGCATCAGGGTCCCTGAGCCAGTCAATCCTCCTGTCGCTCCATAATGTCCCTGATCACCTTCAGCGCGTTCAGAACAGCGATCAACACGCTGGTGTTTCCGGACGGCCAGGCGGAGGTGCGGGTGCCGTTGTTCCGCAACTTCATCGTCAACGCGCTGATACAGCTTCAGACATTTGTCGAGTCGTATCAACTGGTTAACGTCAACTTCTACGACAAGGACCAGAGCTGGGATGACTGCGGTCTTTCGATCCTTCAGGCCTGCCGCGGGCGCATCGGTGCGGTGTACGCTTTCAAACCGTCCTGCCGTTGCCAGCGGCATTTCTACGATTCTGCTTCACTGGAAAAACTCTCCTGCCTCTACGAGCACTGCCGCTGTCATCAGACCGGGAGCTGCTGCTGCGGGCAGTCGATGTTTTCATCGCCATCGCTTTACACGGCGAACCCGTACTACTGCGGCGATTATGTCGGCGGGAATACCGGCTGCCAGCCCCCTTACCTCGCTGCGCAGCCCGAGGACGATTGCGCGTTCAAACTCTCGGACAAGTTCTTCGCTGTCGGTCCAAACCAGAAGCTGTGGCTTTTCCCGAGGTTCCCATGCGGATACGTGGTTGGGGTTCATTGGAGGGGCATCCGGAGATCCTACCTGGACAACGATTACGTGCCGGACGACGACGATCTGAAAGATGCCGTGGCGACCTACGTTGAAAGCGAACTGGCCCGTCGCGTGGACAAGGACCAGGCCACCGCCGACAAGCTGTACGCGGATTACCGGATGAAAGCCGGGGACATCATCTTCCGCGAAGAACAGGATCTGAAACCGCGCGCGACCAGGGTTTGCGTGGAAGGCTTGGACCTTTCCGAGCTGGTGCAGATTTATCCGGACAACCCGTATCCGGTGGATGTTGGGGAATTTTGCGCCACCGGAGGCGCGGCAGCTCCGGAACCAGAACCATTTTCCGAGACCGACACGTTATTCTGGTGGCCTTTCGAGGAAGGAACCAGTGCCGCCAGGGTCGATGTCGTGCACGGGATACCGATGTGGCCTACTGGGTTCGGCTCTATTTTGACAGAGCAGTCTTCAGCCAAGGTTGGAAACGGCGTCCGTTTTGTGCCGAGCGTCAATGCGAACATTGGCTTGGTGACGGCGTTGGACGCGGTTACCGCGGCGACTGGCGGAGGCCTGTTCACCGAGCTGGCCTACTCTGGTGGAGGCATGGACTTCATGTTTTGGATGAAGATTGATGTCGAGGTTGTGAACATGCAACCGATACCCGTTGACTATCGCGTCTTCGATATCGGAGAGAATCTGCTCGGACGCCTGTCCTTGGACTTTCTTTGGGGCCTTGCCATCCGCGCATTCTGCAGCAACAACGGCGATTCCGTCTCCCTGGATTTTCCGGTCATCCCGCCAATCGGCGCGTGGCACGCCTGGCGCGTCTTCTACGACCCGAGCGATTCAAAAATCGGGATCCAATTGGATGGCGGAATGATCTCTAGGAGCGCCAGCACAATTTCGTTCCCGCAGTCCGTAAGCGGCAAACTCACAACCTGGGAACTTGGGACCGGCGGGGGTGGCACGCAGACCGACTTCAAGGTGGACGAACTCACCGCCAGAATCGGCAGCCTGTTCACCGCAGCCGAAGTGGCTTCCTATTACAACAGCGGTGCAGGTAGAACTTTTCCATAACCCATGCCACTTCCATTCCGACCATCTGATCTCTGCGCCACCGTCCCGTCGGCGACCAGCTCGCTGTGCGACAGGTTGCTGGCGGTATTCCTCAAGCTGCCAGCGCTGCTCTGCCAATGGGTGAACTTCATGTTCAACGAGGACGGGACGATCACTGACAATTTCAGGAACGAGGTGCAATCGATTCCGACGGGCATGATCATCCCGCGCCTGAGCACGGTCGTGCCGGCAGGCTGGTTAGTCTGTAACGGTCAAGAAGTCAGCCGTACCGACTTCGCAACGTTATTCAGCGTCATCGGGACCAGCGCCGGTGCTGGGAATGGAACCACCACCTTCAACGTTCCGGATCTTCGCCAACGCGTGATCGTTGGCTATGACGGCAGCGATCCGATGTACGCTATGGCGGCTGAAGGCGGGGAAGCAACGCACGTCTTGACTGCAGCGGAAATGCGCCACTTTCACGGCGTCGGTGACGGCTCCCAGGACACGCTTGTTGATGGATCGTTTTGCATCCGGGCCTGGTCATCCGGAACAGTCGTCGGCACCGGCACCCATAATATCGACATCACTCCGGCGGCTGTTCTTGGCCCGGCGATTGCCAGCGGAAGGTTGGGGACCAGCGATTCATTGGCCGCAGCCAGCGCAGCTGACGCGCACGGAAACCTTCAGCCATTCACCTGTGCTCAGTACCTTATAAAGACCTGATTTGATTTGAAGCGGACCGCGGGCGGCGTAGAGTCAGTTATGTTCTTCAAAAATCCCGATTACGCCGCAGGATGGCTCGCCGGAATCATAGACGGTGAAGGATGTGTCAGCAGGACCGGCATCAAACAAAGAGCTATTCAAATTTCAAACACGGACAATGAGATATTGCGTTCAATCGAAGAGGTGCTCTCGATGTTTGGTGTACGATACTGCATCAACACGACAAAAAATCACGAGTACAACCCTAAGCATACAAAAGCTTACTGCATCAGGATTGGTACTCGCGATGGACTCGAAAAGCTGAACGCGATTCTGAACCTGGCATCCATCAAAAAACAGGAACGGCTTCGCTGGATCGTAACCGAATTTTCCAAAAATCCTCCTCCCGTAGAAATAGACTGGCGCGAGGTCGTTGACCTCTATCTTTCAGGTGCGCTGGTTAAGGATATCGCCACAAAGTATGGAGTCTCCAGCAACCGAATTGATTTAATTTTGGACCGCTGCAGTATCGCCAGACGAACGATATTCGACGCGCTGAGCATAGCTGGATTGCGCCGAAGAAAATACGGCGCAGTGGAATCAGCGCTTGTGGCTGAGTACAAATCCGGCGTGTCGCTTGAAGATTCCGCCAAGAAGTTTGGAATTCCCAAAAGCACGGCCAGCATGATCTTGGAGCGACACGGTGCGCAGATTTCCAGGTCCGATAGCAACAAGAGGTCTTGGGCGAAGAGGGACATGGAGAAGTGGAAATCTGCCATCGGATCTGCGAATCGAGAGTATTGGAAAAACCGGAGGCAATCTAAAATAGCGGAGATGCAGGCAAGGAATTAAAATGCCTTCTTCCTACAAACTTGTTCCGGTGAAGCCTGTCAGCGGGATTTTTGACGCGCGCAGTCTGCCAGACGAGGTGGGGGCCGGAAGTTTCGTGTTGGTTAAAAACATGAGCGTGCGCGCCATTGGGAAAAGATGCAGAAGAGGGGGATGGGTGAAATTCCTAGATGGCGTGAATCAAGTTTATAACAACGAGGACGCACACGATCAACTTATTGGAGAGCAGCTCTATTACACGAGCTATTCAGCCTTCCTCTCCGGCGGCGGTGAGTTTGACCACTACACCTACGCGTACTACCACCCGTCCGAGTACATAAGCGGTTCGAGCATTGTCA